TTCTGCTTTTAAGTCACGACTCATAGAAAGCACCATGTCAGATAATTGAGCTATGGACTGGCTTCCTCTAAGACTACTTAAAGTTACTTGCTTACCATCTTCAAAACCTTTGTCACCTTCTGTTGACCTACGTAAATGACTAACTAATATTAATCCTATACCTGTCTCTTCTACTAAGGTTCTTAATTTACTTATAAAATAATCAATAAGTTTTCTTTCATCATTAGTATGTTCGTCACCTAATGCAGACAATGCCATGTGTAAATGGTCAAGTATAACCCAGTCTACGTTACAAGCCTTAGCTAAATATCTTATTTTAGAAAGTAAGTTATCTGCGGCACTTGCTCCGAAGTGATTATATAAATAAAAATTGCCATTACCAATAGTAGAGGCAAAGGTGGTACGTAATTGTTCTTCATCTATTCCTTCTCTTGTTAAATGTAATGGTTTCTTTAAGTGAACACCCATAATTCCAAGTGCACTTCTTTTAATACTTTCTTCTAATGCTATGTATCCAACAGAATATTTTTGTTCTAATAAACTTAAAGCTACATGTCTACAAAAGCTAGACTTACCAACTCCACTACCTGCTGTTACTGTAACTAATTCACCTTTACGTAATCCATGAGTCTTTGTGTTTAAACATTCAAATGGATATTGTGCTGTTACATAAGTATCTTCTTTTTGTATATCATTCCAAATGTCAGCACCTAAAATAATTCCATCAGGTCTATAGGCTTTACTAGACCATATACAATCTGTTAATTCTTTTACCTTATTTGCAAGTATCATTTCATTTGCATCTTTTAAAGGTAACGTACATATCTTAGCTTTGTTAGGTGTAAGTAATTTAGCACATTCTATTGCACCTTTTTTACCCTGTTCATCTTGGTCAAAACAAAAATAAACAGAATCAAATCCTTCAACCCACTCAAGCTCTCTTTGTATATCTCTCTTAGCTCCTTGAGCTCCTGATTTAATACTTACAACAGGAAATTTATTCTGATTAATAGCGGAGATACTCATTGCATCTATCTCGCCTTCTGTAACAATCAACATTTTTCCTTTGTCTCTCCATAAATGCTGACCAAATAAACCTGCTTCTCTTGCATCACCTAACCATTGAAAAGTTTTGTCAGGGTATCTTAGTTTTTGTGCAACTAATTCTTTATTTTTATTATAGTAATTTGCTATTTGACAAGGTCTGCCAAACCACGCACCAGATTGGTAATTGAATTTTTGAACTGTGTTGTAATTAATTTTACGTTTTGTTAATTCCGTAATACTACCTTCTATAAATTCTTTACTGGTTTCTGTTGATACTGGGTTATTCAAATCGTTTCCTTTTGTTGTTGTGTTACAAGAAAAGCAAAAAGCATGTCCATCTGAATAGACAGAGTTTGCATCACTAGAATTGCAATTGTCACAAGACGTGTGATATAAAAATTCACTTTCAGTTTTTTGCATAAAATTTTTTGATTAATTATTTGGGAAATTGGGTGTGGTAGTTTCCACTCTCGCTTCTCTACCACACAAACAAACTATCTCAACAACTCTGATACATCAAAGTGTGGAGATACGGAGTCAGTCACATCTCTGTGACCTACTACATCAGCCTGATACTCCTGTTTCAACTCTTTTATAAGTTTAACCAAAGCGGTATACTGTTTGAACGTGAAGTTACAATCAGGTTGATTGTCTAATGATTTTCCGCCTACTAGGCAGATACCAATAGAATTTTTATTAGACAGTTTAAGAGAACCATCTGCTATATGTGCACCTGCAACTTGTATATCTCTACCATCTTGGATTGTGCCATCTCTTTTTATTATTTTATGAAATGCACATGAGAACAAGCCGTCTTTACGGTGTTGTGTGTCAATATCTTTTACATCAAAGTCTTCTTTTGGTGAAGACTCACTACTATGTATTACAATATATTTTGTTTCTTTTCTAACATTATTCATTTTCTCTAACTTGTTTATTGTATTATGAAATTCTTTTATATCTTTATCAGTCATCATAACCATTCAATAGGAATATGTTTGTCAGAATACTTAAATCCGTATTTCTCACACCACATTCCATAAGTTGTTTTACTTTTTTTACTAATCCTTTGTTTACTGTTACTAAATATAAATCTAATATCTAGTTTTGGGTGTTGTTCTTTTATAAATCTCATCTTTTTTCTATCTTGAGATGTGAACAAGCCTTTTGTTTCTATAAAGAAATCTTTTTCTTTTAAATAAAAATCAGGTGTATACGTATGTATTTTTTCAGGGACAGTATACTTTAATTTAATTGTTTCAAATTCGTATTTTACTTTATTTAAGTCAAGCTCTTTTGATATTGCTATCTCCAAGCCTGACCTAAATCCGTATCTAAGACCTACTTGATTAGAAGTCAGTGTTTTGCGATTGTTCCACTTCATTTTCAAATGTCTTATCTTCTGGTGCTCTATAACCATCTTTAATTTCATCAAAGCCATAACCTTTTGAGTTACCTGCTCCGCCTTCAACAAGTTTAGTTATTTGCACTGCTCTTAATCTAAGGCTAACTCCTGCTCCTGCCATTGCAGTGTAATAAGGTATCAATTCTGCTGATACTTTCATTTCACTACCTGACCAAACATTAGCGTCAACCATAGGTTTACCTGCACTGTCAAAGATAGCAACTTTATTTGGAATAACTTTACCATCTCTAGTGATTATCTTTGCTTTAGTTTTAAACTTAAAGATAATATTGCCAGTAGCTTTACCTTCATCATCTCTCTCATCTTCATAAGGAAGGTTAGCCATCTTAGGCTCTTTTCCTTTAGTCTTCTCTTTAGCAAGAGTAACACTTTTCTTCATCTCATTATCAATTGCTTTAACAACTGACTGAGACTCATCTGATTTAACAATAAGATTAGTCTTGTAATGACCATCTGCATCAAATTGTGTATCAGGGGTTGTAAGCCACGCATATTGACTAACGCCAACTGGTGTTACAATCCTTACATTATTGTTTTTTGACATATATATTTCCTTTTTTATTGTCTACTAGGGGAACTTTACTCTGCTTATGCAAAGAAGAACCTGCTTTTCCTCAATTCATTTATATCTAAATCACCTTTTTGAGGAACTTCAGGTAATTTAGCTTTCAAGTTTTCAGGTAATTGTTTTAAAACGTCATTTCTGAAATTCTCTAATATATCATTTTCAGTAAATAGTTTTATAAACGCTTCTCTTAGACTTGTGTTTAGAACTTCTACGTCAGCCGCAGTAGTTCCGAATGAGTCGTGTACGTTGCAGAAATTGGTAATACCATTATCTAATGCAACATTCACAGTCTCAATCATTGCGGCAGAGTCTACCGAGTGAACCAGATTAGGTGCTACTCCGTTACTCATTCGCAATTTGTCAGTTAAGTCAGTCTCAGTATTTATACGAGGCTTTATAACTTCACCCATTAACATAGCCTTAACTCTTTTAGACTTCATCTCAGGGTATGACTGATATACTGGAAAGCCAACAGGCGTAACCCAGTGTATAGGCAACTGTTCTTTAGAAACAATACGAGCAATGTCCTGTAAAAACTTCATTCCAGTACGTGCTGATTGTAAATTGTCACCAATGCTATCCCATATTATACTTGCTAAGTATGAACATGGTTTAAACATATCATTAATAAAAGGGTGTTCTTCTCCCTTATCTTTACGTTTTGTTAAGTCTTCAACAACAAAGTCCGTACAAGAATATCTGGTACTTCCATAACAGATAGTCATAATACTTCTTTTAGTCGTTGAACGCTTCACTCCATAATCAAGCCATTGTTGTGCATACGGTCTTCCTTCAACCGCATGTTCTTTTAGTTTCTCTATTACAGAATTTGCAACTAATTGATAAATGTCTTTAGGCTTATCACTAGGTAATAAATTAACTAACTCACCTGCTTTTTTGTCTCTTAACATTAATGAATAAATTTGTAATCCATTACAAGAGCCATCAACATTAATAACAATGTTAGATACAAAGCCATAACCTTCAGCTTTAAATCTTTTCCACTCCTCAGCCCACGCTAAGAATTGAAAAGCATTACTTGCGTCTTCCCATTGTCTATTTGTGAATGGGTCTTCAACACATTTAAGTATCCAGTCTTCATTATCTTCAACCCATTTAACTCTATCTTCTAATGAGACTTTATCATTGCCATACATATTCGCACCATGAACTGCTAACCAAAAATCACCTTTGTTCTCTTCAGTGATAGGTTTACCATGTGCAAACGACAACAACGCTTTAGCACCATTAATAGATTGATAATTTAAAAAGGCAGGAACGGCATACGCTCTTCCTCTGAAATCAAATTGTAATGGAAAGTATACTGTGGCATAAGTTTTAAATTTATCACCAAGATACAATATCTTTGCATACAACATTCTTTTAGAGAACATACGAGCATTTTCTGTGTGGACTATAACTGCTTCTTTTTTCCACTTACGTCTTGACTCTTTATTTTCTTTAATGTCGTGAGGCTTGTTAGGAACTGTAAGATTTTTAATTGGTGGCATACCACCGATAGCCAGTCCTCTGTCCCAAGCCTCAGCCATAACACCTAAAATATAATTATTTATTTTATATGCGGTTGACTGCATTGCGTTTACCGCCCTGTATACTTTAGGCATTTCAAAGTTAGCTAATTCTCTAGCAAACAATTTATTCTTTTGTTTAACTAAATCTAACTCTGGTAATTCCTTAGTCCAATAACCGCCACCATGAACTGTAGACCACATTTTTGGCGGCATTACAGTCATCATGTAATCAGGATTAAGTAATTCATTAAAAGCATTTCTATTTTTAATCCATTCTCTAGTCTTTTGAGTCTGTTTAATAATCTTAGCTTTTTTGTGTTTAATAGTTTCTACACCCAACTCAATCATACCAGTAGACTCAATCATAAGCTCTACAAGTCTTAAACCTACGTGTAGTTTAGTAGGAGTAGTCCATTCTTCCCAAGACATAATAGTGTCTCTTTTAGCACTCTCTCTAAGTTTTCTACGCTTATAAGTATAATTCCAAGACCTTTTGTCTAAATCTTTTTTAACTGTGTCGTATAACTCTGGGTTTAAATATCTGAAATTCTTTAAAGCTATTTCAGTCTCAACTTTACCACCTAGACTAATACATGTAGCAGTTAATGGTTTATATTGTGTGATTGTATTGATTATATGTTTACCAGTTATCAAAGCCAATATCTCAGGTTCAACTTCACATAATTTGGTGAAAGCAATAGGCGGTTTACATACAGTACGTTCAGATGTTCTCTGAATCCATTTGCCTATGTGCATTGCTAAAGGTCTGATTGTGTTGGCTACCATTACTTTACCGTAACTGGTAACTGATTCTTCTTCACGCTCAATATGAGAATGAAGTCTTTTATTCGTTCTTGCTGTCCCTGACAAAGCCATGTCTTTTTCGTTAGCCTCTTGGTCTGGGAAAGTAGGCATTATTTCTAATATCTTGGTCAATTTAACTCCTATAAGTTTATGTGTTAATTTGTGCTATCTACTATGGGAACTTTACTCGTAGTCTTCCAATATTGAGACAGCTTTTAGTAGATTTTTAGGCATTAAATGGGCGTACCTAAGCGTCATATTGTAAGACTTATGACCCAACCATTCTTTAATAAAGTGTAATTCTACTTTACCTGATTGAGCTAATCTTGAAGCACAAGTATGACGTAAGCAGTGAATAACAAATTGTTTATCACTAGCTAAGCCCATGTCTAAACGTAATTTAGTCCAAACACGCTCAGCCATGCTATAATCTAAATGACTAAAATCACCTGATTTTTTTAATAAAGATACACAACGTCTAGTCAAAGGTACGCTCCTCGTTGTACTATTTTTAGTCTCATCTGCATATAATACAATAAAGTATTTACCATCTAATTTTTGAATTGCATCTTTTTTAAATGACAACGCTTCACCAAGTCTAACGCCTGTATCCAACAGAAATAAAAATAGACTCAGATATGGACTCTTGCTTAGAATCTTAATCATTGTCTGCTCTTCTTCTGGTGTCATAAATCTTAGTCTAGCTTTAGACTCTTCCTGCCATACTATGTGCGGAACTCTATTCATCTGGTAGACATTAGGTCTTTGATAAGCATATTTTAATATCTTACTTACACTCGCAAGATACCTATTAATTGTTGAACCCTTAATTCCACGCTTCTTTAAATGTGCAGTTAAGTCTTCAATATTCTCTTCGTGTATATCTTTTGGACTAAGCTCAGCTCCAAAAAAATTTAAGCAAAGCTCAGCTCTACTATCCTGAGAAGTTTCCCAAGATAGTGAGTCTTTTATTTCTTTTATTGTTTTCATTTTTTACCTTCTTTTAACATCTCTTTTATTAATAAGACAAAGAAGCCCAAGATTAAAACCTTGAGCTCCATTGGTGCATCTAAAAATATCTCAATCATGTTTAGAGCTCCAGTCTACATGTAATAAATTAAAGTCATAGCTTTCAGTAGTATTAAGTCCATTATCAGTTTGATTATAAGGGACAGGACATTCTTCTAGCCAATTTTCAAAGTCTTCTATTTTTACTATTGGTTTTTTATTGTCAGTCATTAGTACCTACCTTTACATCTTTTATTATTAGATTGTCTTTTTTATTTCTATAACTAATATTAACAATAGTACCTTCAGGATATTTTGAAGGCAGTATTTTTAACATCTTTTTATATGACATAGCCTGAATATGATTTGTGCTTTTATCAGTATTCAAGCCATCATTACAATTATATGTATATCTCATATTAGTACCTATGTTGTTTCATTATTACATCAATATGAATATCACAATGCGAATCGTGGCTATCACCTATCTGCTCCACCATATCTATAAACGCTTTGCTATTCATACCATCTTTAGAAGACATATTTAATTTATTAACCATTGGCTTAGCTCTGCCTTTAGCTTTATGGTCTTCACCTTCTATCTTAACGCTATAACTATCAATATATATTGACATGCTCTACTCCTTTGTTTGTTTGTAAAGACAGAGCCAAGCTAAGCTCAGCTCCATCTCTTTGTTGATTAAAATGGAAGCAATCCCCATACTTTTTGTGCATA